AGTGATATGGCAAAAGACGCTGCCAAGACAATGGATGCGGCAGTTAAAATAACGCGACAATAAGGAGGATATTATGCCAAGTAGCGCGCTAAAAAAACCTGCCCTTCAAAGAAACAAGTCTATGGATATGAAAAAACCAAGACAAGGAAAAGGAAGTAAACCAAATCCTTTCTCTGCTGGGGCATCTACAACTAAAAAATCTAAACCTAAGAAAAAGAAAAAAGAACAAGGCTACAATGCTAGACTTGATGAATCTTTAGGTATGAGAAATAGAGGTAAAAAATCTCAATCTTTAAAATCTAGAAGAGATGAATCCAAAGGTATGGAAAAAGCAAAAGGCAGAAGAGCTTATGCTTCCGTAAAAACTATGGATAAAGGAAAGAAAAAGAAAGGTTAGTATGGCAAAGAAAGCTAAGAAATCTACAAAGAAATCTAAAGCTAACCCATATACTAAACCAGGTTTACGGGCTAGACTGTTGTCTCAAATAAAGGGGCAAAATACCCATGGTACTGCCGCAGGACAATGGTCCGCTCGTAAAGCTCAACTGCTAGCTAAAAAATATAAAGCAGCTGGTGGTGGTTATAAATCATAATGGCATTAACTAGAGCCCAAAAAAGTTTAAAGGATTGGGGGAAACAAAAGTGGCGAACGAAGTCTGGGAAGAAGTCAAGCGTTACTGGAGAAAGATACCTGCCAGCCAAAGCGATCAAGGCCTTGAGCTCCGCAGAATACTCCGCGACTACAAAAGCCAAGAGAGCGGCGAAAAAGAAAGGGAAGCAATTCTCGAAACAACCAAAGTCAATAGCAAAGAAAACAAAGAGATATAGATGAAACCTGAACAAAAGAAAAAAGTAAACAAAGTAATTAAAGGTTTAAAGAAAGCTTCTAAGTCACATGCAGCTCAAGCTAAAACTTTACAAAAAGTATTTAGAAAAGGTAAGACAAAGAAATGAAGAAACCAGATCCAAGATTAAAAAGAGCTGGTGTATCAGGTTTTAATAAACCTAAACGTCTAAGTGATGGTAGTGGTAAGTCACATATAGTTGTAGCTAAAGAAGGTGACAAGATTAAAACAATTAGGTTTGGTCAGTCAGGAGTAAAGACTAATCAAACAGTAGGACAACGTAAAGCTTTTAAATCTAGACACGCAAAGAATATTGCCAAAGGTAAAATGTCTGCGGCGTATTGGGCGGATAAAGTAAAGTGGAGTCCTAGCAAAACTAAATCTCCATCTAAGAAATGGAAAAAGGGATCATAAAATGAAGGTATCGGATAACACAGCGATCAGCATGCCTATGAGAAATCTTCTCAGTATACTCGGGGCTACAGCGGTAGGAGTGTGGGCCTACTTTGGTGTAATAGAACGTTTAAATAATATTGAGACCCAAGGTAAGTTGATGATTGTTGACGTCGAGAAAAACACGGAATTTAGAATTGGCTGGCCTCGTGGGGAAATGGGTACATTACCTGCGGATGCTCAGCAAGATATGCTCATAGAATTTATGGCAACGCAATTAGAAAGTATGGCTACAGAAATGGAGTCAATGATGTCCAATACTGTTAATATAAAAAGAGCACAACAGGACATAGAAAAGATGATTGCTGATATAGAAAAACTAGAAGACAAAGTGAGGGCAAATGGAAGTCATTAGCGTAATTTTAATGTTTGTTTTTGGAAATATGAATGACCAAGAAACACAAATGACACAATATATTCCTATGAAATCATTATCATCTTGCATGAAAGAAGTAAGATTAATGAAGAAAAAAAATAAAGAATTTGTTAAAGATGCTTTTTGTGGACCGGGGATCGTGCACGTAGAAGATGGTGAAGTAATTGCATTATATAATGAAATACCAGATGGTGCTACATTAGTTAAAAAAGATATAGACGCAAAAGCATTTGAACGATGGGCATTAAGAGCTAAAGCTAAGTGGGATAAATAAACAGCATGCGTTGGTTATTTATTATATTAGTATTTATACTAATATTGTGTTGGGCAGCTAGCGCTTAAGGTATGTCGTTCTTAGTAGCCAATCTACCCCCCACTAAAGTATATGTTAAGAAACAATATTTATACGATCATCAAAAAGGTCATGGAGAATTTGTAGAAGGTGTTTGGGTTAGTTGTAAATCTATCCAAGGTCGAGCGCTTTACTTTGAAACGTATCTGCCTGAATATGGTGCTTTATACGATAAGCTCCCTATTAGTGCTTTTGTTGATAGTCCTACTGAGTTGGATATTGAGTTAGAAGAACTAGAACTGTGGGATGCTTTTAGTTATCACATTACAGTAATAGAAAAAGCTTCATTGTCAGGATGTAAAGCTAAATATCTTGCACCATCTAAAAAGTTTTATACAGGAGAATATTTATTTACAATTGACAGTTGTCATGCAGATAAAAATATTTTAAACACTGGTTATTCAGAAGTACCAGAAGAACATAAATCATTTAACATATTACTATTAGACAACGGGCATTTTGCAGCTCAACCAAATAACAGAGTTATATTCTACGACAAATCTTTAACACCAGCTAAAACTTTAATACCAGATTTTAAAGTATCTACTATTGAATACAATGTAGAAACAGAAAGTAAATGGACAGCTGGTGATGACACAAACTATTTTTACGATTTAAAAGAAAATAAGTTGACAACCGAAGAGTAATCCTATATACTAATAGTGACTGCCGAAAGGAGTCATAACAAATAACGCTTGAAGGAGGTTATATGAATATTATAAATTGGGAATCGTACAAACCATTTACAGCATCTACTGTAGGATTCGATTCACTACTAGCCAGGATTGCAGAAATTACTATTGACAAACCTGACTCAAATTATCCACCATACAATATCCGTAAAATTGATGATTTAAAATACTTTATTGATTTAGCTTTAGCTGGATTCGGTAAAAAAGATGTATCAATTAAATATGCGGATAATGCATTAACAATTAAATCTACACAAAATGATAAGAAGGCCGACGATGTCGTACACCGTGGCATATCTCAACGCGCTTTTACGCGCACGTTTGCATTAGCAGATGATGTGGTAGTCAATGACGCCAAATTTGAGAACGGATTATTATCTATTGAATTAGAAAAAATTGTACCTGAGGAGAAGAGGCCAAAGGAAATAAAAATAAAATAAACGAGTGGGGCGTAATGCCCCCTCAACTTACAGGAGGTACTATGGCTGAAGCCAAGGATTACAAGGAGAGATTAAGTAAAATTATACAGGAGTCTATTGACGCTAATCAAGCACAGATATTACAAGGCGCTCCATCAATGGAAGATTATAAATACATGTTAGGTATACAACACACCTTAACAGATTTACAATCTAGATTACATAGTGAATTAGTTAAACTAGTAAAGGAGACGCACGATGGCTAAAGAATTACCAATCCCTAGTGGATTTAGATTATTAATTAAAGTTAGAGAAGTATCTAACAAAACTAGAGGGGGCATTATATTAACAGATGAATCAGTAGAAGCTGCTAAATTTTCTTGTGTAGTATCTAAAGTTATTAGTATGGGCCCTGATTGTTATCATGATAAAGACACTAAATGGTGCAAAAAAGGAGACTGGGTACTAACAGGAAAGTATGTAGGCCTTAAGTTTAAATATGATGGTGAGGAATATGCTATCATAAATGATGATGAAGTAGTAGGTGTAGTTCCAGATCCTACTAAAATTACACATAAATAGTCTTGCATTATCAAAGAAACTAGTGTACAATATACACTAGATAGTGATAAACGCGGTTCACGACCGAGGAGTAAAATATGGTAGAAGACGAAAACAAACAGAGTGAGTCTACAGAAGATGATGATATCATTGTAGAATTACCTGAGGAGTTAGATGAAGCAGATACAAAAACTGAAGAATCTACAGAAGAACCTAGTAATACTGAGGTTGCTGAGGAAGAAGACGATGGCGAAGAAGAAACAGAAACAGTCTCGGAAGAGATTGAAGCAGATGAATCAGAAGCTAAAGAAGATCCAAAAGCTGATAAAGTATTCGGCAAGCGCGCTGAAAAACGTATTAAGCGTCTTGTTGCGCAGAAAAAAGAACTTGAAGAAAAACTCAAGGGCTACGAAGAAGAGAAAACTTCGTGGATAAGCGAAAGAGATCAACTTAAAAGTAAACAAGCTGACTCTGAACTTGATGCAATCAACCAGTATATGGATAGATTGGAAGCTCAAGAGAAACAAGCTTTAAGTGTTCTTAAGACTGCAAAAGAAGCCAGTGACGTTGACGCTGAGATAAAAGCAACTGATGTCTTAGCATCTGTGAAAGCAGAAAGACTGGTGGCCAAACAATACAAGGCTAGAGCTGAAAAAGATTTGGGATCCAAATCTAAGAGTTCGGAGAAGAAGGAAACTAAAACTCCAGCACCTCGTAAATCAGAGCAACCTTTACCTGACAGAAAAGCATTAGCTTGGCAGAAAAGGAATAACTGGTTCGGAGGAACTAACACTGGAGACAGAATTAAAACGCAAGCTGCTTTAGTTATCCATAAAGAACTTCTTGATGAAGGTATTGCACCTCAAGATGGTTCGGATGAATACTATAGTGAGTTAGACGCTAGATTAATTCAAGAGTTTCCAGACTTGAGAAAAAGAACTGTTAGGAAGGTTCCTACAGTTGTCGGTGGAACGCGCGCCACCCCAGGGAAAAAGAAAGTGCGATTGTCCAGATCTGAAATAGAAATGGCTGATCGACTTAACGTTTCTTATGACGAATATGCGCGACAAAAATTGCGCCAAACAGAGGCGGGGAGCTAATATGACACAAGCAACTAAAACTAGCCGTACTACTCGGGCTTCGGCAACTCGAAAAAGAACATTTGAGGCACCATCAAAATTGAAGGCACCTCCTGCACCTGAAGGTATGGAATACATTTGGGTAAGACATGAGTTGTTAAATCAACCAGATGATGCAAATGTTCACGAAAGACTACGCGATGGTTACGAAATCGTTAAACCTGAGGAATTAGGTAAAGATTACGTAGTCGACGTTATGTCTGCTGGCAAACACGCAGGTGCTGTCCGTTCAGGCGATTTAATTCTGATGAAAACTGATTCAGAATATATGTCTGATAAGAGAGAATACTACGAACAACAAACGAAGAAAGCGGCCCAAGCATATGGGCATGATTTAAAGAACGCTTCTCATTCAAGCATGCCAGTGGTAGATGAATCTACAACCTCGGTAACAAGAGGTGGAGCGGGTAAAACTGCTAAGTTTGAAGATTAACACCGCGTTAGTCATTTAATCAAACTTAGTGCATAAGTAATAGGAGATTATTATGGCTTATGGTTTATCACCTGTACGTCAGGCTAATGGTGGGACAATTCGTCTCAACAATTGGGTTGATGGTAACGGGTACCGCATCGCTACAACTGCACCTTCTGCATATTTTGAAGGTGACACTGTTTCGTTATCTAGTGGCTTATTAGTAGCCGACATTGGTTCAGGAGATCTGGGCGCAATCGTTGGTGTTTTCTGGGGCGCAGAATATCAAGACAACAATTCAGGCGATGTAAAATTCGTAAGATCAATTCCTAATGGAACTGTTGCAAAAGCACAATACAAAGCATATGTTTATGATGATCCTTCAACGATCTTCAAGATGCAAGCCGATCAGGCTGGCAGCGCATTAACATCTGCTGATGTTGGAGCTAACGCACAGAACTTAACAGGAACTGGTTCTTCAGTGACATTTAAGGGCGGATCTTCATTGGATTCTTCAACTGCAAGTAACACTCAAAACGCTACACAAAAAGCGTATCCTTTTCAGATTTTAGGATCTGCACAGGATGATTTGGGTTACACATCAGTTGGAACTACAATGGACGTTCTTGTAAAAATTAACACGCATTCATGGGGTGTCTACGACGGCAACTTCCCGACTGCTTAATAATAGGAGTAAATTACTATGGCTATAACTAGAGGTCAGTTACTCAAGGAATTAGTACCGGGATTACACGCCATCTTTGGAACGGAATATAAACGTTACGAAGACGAGGCAGCGGTACTCTTTGAGAGCGAAAAATCAAACAGAGCCTTTGAAGAAGAAGTTCTTTTTCCAGGGTTTGGCGAAGCTTCAGTAAAATTTGAAGGCCAAGGCGTAGACTACGCTAATACAGGTGAAGGTTGGGTAGCAAGATACACAAACGAAACTGTAGCAATGGCTTTCTCAATTACAGAAGAAGCTATGGAAGATAACTTATACGACAAGTTATCAACTAGACTAACAAAAGCACTAGCTAGATCAATGGCTGCTGCTAAACAAACAAAAGGTGCTGCGGTATATAACAACTCCTTCACAGGTGGTGTTTATGCTGGTGGTGACGGTGTATCACTAATTAATAGTTCTCACCCACTACAAGACGGATCAACTGCATCAAACACTCCTGCAGTTCAAGCAGAGCTTTCAGAGACTTCTCTGGAATCAGCTTTAATTGACATTGCTGGATTTACTGATGACAAATCAATTCCGATCGCTGCACAAGCTAGAACTCTTCACATTCCAAGACAATTGGTATTCGTGGCTGAGAGACTAATGGCGTCTCCATACAGAGTTGGAACTGCAGACAATGATGTCAACGCAATCGTATCTAAGGGTATGGTTCCAGGTGGATATCATATTAACCACAGATTTACTAACAGTAAATATTGGTGGTTAAGAACTGACGTTCCTAACGGTATGAAGCACTTCACTAGAACTCCAATCGAAACTAAGATGGAAGGTGACTTCGAGACTGGTAACGTTAGATACAAATCTCGTGAGAGATACGTATTTGGTTTCTCTGACTGGAGAGGCTTGTACGGTTCTAACCCAGCGTAAAGCTTTAGTGAGGGGGCTTAAATGTGCCCCCTTGCACAAACATTAAACCTATAGACTGCGTAAGCAGACAGAAACAACATAAGGAGTAAGACTATGGGATCAACTACTTTTTCGGGACCGATTAAAGCGGGATCGATATCACAAACTACAGGTACCACAGTAGGTACTGATATGAAAAACGTAGGACAAGTTTTAATGGCTCAAACAGCAGCTGTTGATTTGTCTAGCGGTGCTATTGCAGCATCTGCTCTGGATATTATTATTCCAGCAAATTCACAATTAGTGGATATTATTTTTGACAGTATAACAGCAGCATCTGGCGCTACTAATCTTAGCATTGGTAAAGTTGGTGGAGCGGCTACAGCGTATGTTAATACGTATGCCCTTGGAACAACTGTAGGACTTAAACGTCCAACTACTGAAGCTGGTGGAGCACTAGCATGGGAAGATGTTGGGTCAACTGATGTAAGATTTAATGTAACTAACTCAGCAGCTACAAGTGCTGGTGAAGTAAGAGTTACTGTTATGTATTTACAAAATAATAACTTAGGTTAAATAACATAGGGGAGGCTTAGGTCTCCCCATTTTATAGGACTAAATATGACATTTCAAACAGACTCACAAGTAACGCAAATAGCAACAGGAGCTACAGGTACTTCAGCAACTGCTGATGGACAGAATACTGTGGCAACCAGAAAAAGAGCATTAGGTGTAGTATTAATGGGTGGATCAGATGCAGCAGCAGTTTATGTACATGATGATAATGCAGCATTCACCGCAGGTACTAGAATAGTTTCTTTAAAATGCGGAGCAGGTGAA